ATTGTTCTCACAGTTCAGTCTAATTGCACCTTGATTGTTTGAACCACCAGTTGAACGAATTGCAACATGACCAGTTCCTTTTGGAAGTAATGCAAGGTCAACATTGGTTTCACCAGATGCACCAATAATCGGAGCAGTAGATGTACCAGCTGAAGCTGCACCACCAGTAGCGGCATTTGTAATTTCAATTTCGTTTACTGCACTTGCAGTTTGTTGGAAGATTACTTGTTCGTTACCGTTTGCGTCTGCGATAAAACCAGCGTCTGCAATCTTAGGTGCAGTCAAAGTTTTACCTACCAGAGTTTCGGCAGAACCAACAAGAGATACAGTACCAGTTGCATCAGGCAAAGTAATCGTTCTATCTGCTGTTGGGTTTGTAACTGTAAGAGTAGTTTCATTTGCATCAGCAGATGAACCTTCAATTACGATTGATGAATCTGAAAGTGATAATCCAGAAACAGTTGGTGCAGTTAAGGTTTTGTTAGTTAGTGTCTGAGTCGCAGTTAATAATGCGACTGTATCAGAACTTAATGTAGAACCATTACCAAGTTTGGTATATATTTCTACAAAGTTATCGTTAATCTTGTCTCCACCAGTTCTAAGGTCATCACCAGTACCGTCATTAGCGGAAGAACCAAGACCTAATGCTTGATATGCCATTTTAGTTTTCTCCTAATTAATTTCTTCATATTATTTATATATTTATGTAGGTTATGCACCTATATCAAAAGTTTTATTGGTATTATCAAATTTGAAACTTTGGGAGTCAAATCTTTCAAATACTGGGATATTAGTCGAGTTATCAAACTTATTTATACCACTGTCAAATGATGTACTTGTATCTGCAAAGTCAATACCATAGTTACCAGAAACATCCCTTGGAACTGCATCTCCACCAGAACCGTCAAACTTGATAGATGTACTATCAAACTTAATTCCAGTATCACTCATTAGAGTAGTTACTCCAGTTTCATCAAATGTTTCTTTTCCACTATCAAATCTGATAAAGTTATTATCAAATGCATTTGTTCTTGCAGAACCAGAAACTTGTATTTCACCAGGCGGTGGTACATTAATTCGTGTATTAAAGGCGGCATCTGGAATAGTAAATGTTTCACCATCATCAAATGTAAGAGTGTTACTATCAAACTTACTTCCAGTTTGAGAAAATCCACCTTGTCCTTGTTCGTTTCTTATAGAAACTTGGTCAATACGAATATTTCTAAACTGGTCAATAGTAAAAGATTGGTCATTAATACCATCTAAATTTGTTGTTCTACTAATACTTGGATAATGAGGAATTTTCTCTGTGGTTCTTGGGCCGATACCAAATGCGTATCTAGGAAGAAGGTCTAGAGTTGGGCCTAACGCTCTTGGTGTTCTGACAACACCTATCGCAAGAGTGTTTATTCTTGAAAGAGTTAAATCTCTATTACTACTTGGGAAACTTGTTAAATCATCCGAACCAACTTTAGGTGTCGCTTTCAATACAGTACCATCATCTACAGTTCCAAGTCTACGACCAAACACTGTAGTAAAGATTGTTCTCAATGTAGATGCAAGTTCTGGAGTAAATGAATCTACAGTTTGCATACTTATTTGTGCGTTTACTCTACCAACAACTTCAACCTCACCAAAGACTGCCCAACCAGCAGGGTGAACAGTTGACTTGATTGCATCTCTCCACTCGTTAATAGATTGTCCAACTTTAATAACATATGAATAATCTTGATAGTAAAAACTATCTTGCACTCTTATATTCACTTCAGATACTTGACCTTCAGAATTTAAAAAGTCACCAGCGGTCTGTGCAATAGTTCCAACTTGTGAAGTACCAGTTGCAATACTAATATTTGCAATAGTTCCAGATGCACCAGCAGTTGTTACAGTATTTCCTACTACAAGATTTGCAGTTGTATTAAGAGATATTAATTGTCTACTTGTATCAAATGCAGTGACAGTTCCAGAGTGTGATGTAAGGTTATCACCAGCAGTAAATGTTCCAGTTATGTCTTTTAGAATTGCGTGACGAAATGGTGTAATAGCAGGAGCAGTAGAATATAATAATCCTTGGTTTATAAATTCAAATGAATCTATAGAACCAACTCCAGAGTTTGATGCGGCTACAACTTTTGCACCAGAACCATTTGCAGTTGTAATACTTGAAACTACTGGTAGTTTAGAATAACCAGCACCACGACCAATCATTCTTACATCTGTAATCTCACCAGCTTCGGATGCAACACTAAGGTTTGCAAAAGTGCCTGTTTCCAGAACAATCTTTATTCCTTCATAAGTGTCATTATAAAAAGGTTGACTTGTTTCTTCAAGTGTGATATGGTCTGTTGCAGACATTCCATATTCTGCAATGTCTCCTGCTTCTGGAGCGATTGCACCACCCACAACAGAGACAGCGGCAGCTGCACCAACACCATCTGTTCCAGTATTATCTAATACTAAGTTATCTCCAACTAAGTAATTTGTTCCAGCATCATCAACAATGATTTCATCAACAACACCTCTGGTTACATTTTGAACTTTTGCAGTTGCACTATTACTACCACCAGATGCAAGGTTAACTGTTTGGTCAGCAGTATAATATGCACCACCATTTGTAACAGTTGCACCAGTTAAAATACTATAAGGTTTGAAAGAAACAATTTGGTCTGTTACCGTAGATGTTCCAAAAACAATTTCATTCTCTTCAAAAGTTCCGTTGATAGTAGCTTTATCTAGTTCTAACTCAACAACGTCTTTTGATGCTTCACGAAACGAAACAGATGCAGTTACAATTGCAGTTGCAAAAGATGTTTGTCCAGTAATAGTTTGTCCAATTAACTCACTCGCACTTCCCTTTACTGGGAGAACTCTCATAACATCCCTTACACTCCAAACACCATCAGAGACACGCAACATATTATCTGTAGGAAATTGTACTTGAGGAGTTTCGTTTAATAAGAGTCTAAAGAATAACTCATGACCTTTCTTTGTACCTTTTGAAAGGTAAAGGTCACGAATATTTTTTACAAGTTTTCTTTTGTCAACATTAGAGTTAACATTATCTACTATACCTTCAAGAAATGAATCTCTAAATTTATCCAAAAATGAATAAAGAGTTGAATCAACATTTGAATAGTTTAATAATTGTTGTATACTTGAAACTGGATTTGGTCTATATGTTTCTAAAGTACCAGATGCATTTGAGGTTGCACCACTTACAATCTCACCAATAATAAAACGAGTTTGGGATGTAACAAATAATCTTTTATTATCATCAACATCATCAACTAAAACTTTTGCAGTTGCACCAGATGTTTGACCAGTGATAACTTCACCAATATCAAACTTAACTTCAGAGTCTTCTAAAACAATCTGGTCACCATTTTCATCTAATACAAAGTTTACAGATTCAGTTTCTTCTCTAATATAGTTATTAACTTCACTAAAAGTAATCTCTGAACTTTCAAGAAACTGATAATATAATTTTACGAACTGTGAAAATACTGGATGGTCTGACTGAATAAATTCAGGCAGTTGATTCTGTATGTGGGTTGATACTTTATTTTTTACAGTATTGTCATTGTTTGCCATAACTAGTATCCACTAGAACTGCTCGAAGAACTTGAACTAGAAGAACTAGAACTTGTTGAACTTGTTGATGTTGAAGATGCAGTTGAACTTGAACCAGTATAAGAACTTGCAGTAGCTACACCAACACCAGCAGAAGAAGACCCAGTTGCAATAGTATCAACATTTGCATTAATTACAGTATTACCCAAATCAATTTCCAATACTTGATTTCTTACTGCAATAACATCATTTGATTCTGGTCTTACAATTAATCTTACTTTGGTAGAAGCTTCACCGTCAACATTTGAAATAGATGTTATATTCAATGATGTTAAAACAACCTCACCGTTTCTATAATCAATAGTTCCAGCAGTATTATCTTCATATACTTTAGTTGTACCATCTGTAACATAATACATTCTTGCATTACCATTACCATCATCATTTAAAAACATCTCGTTATCATTTCCAGATATTTTAAAACCACTAGACACTAGAATACCACCTAGTTCTTTATTATGACCAGCGTGTGGATTGTGTAGTGCATTATTAAATGGTACAATATATTTTGTTGCAGTGTTTAATGTTGGAGTAAAGTCTTTACTCATTTCTATTGTAGTAATGTTTGATGTAATCGCATCATCAGTATCATCAATCAATCTTGTAAATGCAGAATGTCTGTATGCACTATCAAAGTTTGTAAGGTTATTACTATTATAATTTGTAACTGTTGTCAGAACATTTGATATTAATGTTTCTTTTGCTTTAATTGTATTCTTTGAATTATATACGAAGTTAATGTTGAGTCTTAACTTTGTATACTCTGGGTCTACAATCTCTGGGGTTACGGATGCAATTGTATAATTATTTTTTAAGTCCTTAACAATATTTAATTTTGCAGAAGATGTAATTGAACCAGTAGTTGGAACAATAGAAATGTATACCTTACCATAAGTAGGAACATCATTATCTTCACCACCATAAACTTGAACCGACTTTGCGTTTGCATATACTTTTGGAACAATCGCTTTAAAATCATTAACTGTCACTGCACGACCTTGAGCTGCATAATCAAGAGGTGCATTAAATTTAATTGATTGAATACTTTCTTTTTCTGCGCCACCAGATGCGTTACCAACTGTTGCAGTTGTAATGTCAGTAATTGTAGATATTGTTGCAGATGTTGTAAAAGAACTTGCACCGTTTGCTTTTGTTTTATTTGTAACAACATATCTTAGACGCACAATGTTTCCATCTGATAATGCTTTACCAGTTACACCATCACCAAAGTATATTTCAAATTTATTATCTATACTTTCTTGTAAAAAGTATACATTAGATGTAGAAGATGTTTGTGTGCTATCAGTTGCAAGAGTAAATGTTGTAGATGAAGTAGAAGTTGAATTATCAAATACATCAACAAGTAAAGTTGTTGTGTCACCATTCTCATCATTAATATAAAACTTTTGGTCAACATTCTTTGTATCAACTGTATAACGATTAGTTACATAAGTTCCTTCATAAATTGGTATATTAGAAAAAGATAAAACACCACTTACAACTTGTGATGTATGTTCTGCGACTGTTACAAACTGATAGTTTATGTCATCTATGACTGTAGTAAATACTGTTCCCACTGGAATAGTTGCAGAAGTTAGGTTACCAAAATTATTAAGTGTAACATTGACATATGCAATTGGAGCTCTTGCAGAGTTTGGAGTATATCCTAAAGTCTTTGCATGAGATACAACTGAAGAACGAACAGATGCAGTATCTAGAAATGATTCGTTTGCAACCATATTCATATTCATTGCAAGGTAATGTGTATTATATGCAAGTACATCTAACAATGCACTCATACCAGAACCTTCAAAATCATAATCAGTAAAGTCTGATTGATTTCTCATAAAGGTTTTTAGATTACCTTTAATATCATCAAAGTCTAAATCAGTAACGTCTAATCTTTTTGTTGTTGTTGCCATTATCGTAATCTCTCTAATGTGAATGATAAGTCAATTAGTTCTGCTGGTGCGTTCTGAATATAAAATTCAATAGTCACCTCATACTGATTGTTATCAAACCTTGGAATAACTTCAACAGAAGTAAGTAATGCTCTTGGTTCAAAGTTTGTTACAACATCTGTTATGTGTCTCTGCAACATATTTGCAGTAAACGGAGTCATGTTTTCAAATAAAACATTACGGACATTGGATGCAATTTCTGGATGAAAAGGTTTTTCATATTCACCAATCTGAACTAGATTACGCACACTTCTTTTTACTGCAGCTGCATCAGTCAAAGTTTGAACTTGTTTTGTAGTTGGATGCCTACCGAAGTTAAGATTTAAATCTTTGTATATCCTAGCAGAACGAGGAGAATTATTAGTTCTCTCTGCATCTCTATATGCTGGTTGTACTGCCATTTATGCTCCTAAACTCCCTATTGGTTTGCAGATATATTCTACTGAATCCCAATCACCGTCATGAGGAATTAATGCGTGTTCTAATAACATATCTTCACAAGATGTTCTAGTATCAAACTGTTCTATATCTTGAGACAAACAAGTACTTCCAGTACATATTGTTAATAGTAACCCCCAAATAACTTCCATGATGAACTCCTCTATTGTATTTATACAATATACCCAAGTGGTTTAAGTGTTTGTTTTTGCCATCCATAACTACTACGTCTAGAACCAGAAGGCCCCCATTGTCTTTTCCCACCAAGGTCTGCGTGAATAAAATAACCACCATCATTCGCTGGGAAGTATGCACCAATACCTTTAATACCGTGTTTTACTAAGAGTTGCATAAACTTTTGTCTATCTGCGACAGAAGTATTTGTAAGACGAATATCAACAGCTTTACCTTGCATATGCATACTCTTTCCACTACCACCAACTTTCTGGTTATAGCCTGGACTACGATATGCAGAAGTAATTGTTAATGTTCTTCCATACTCTTTTGCGACATTCTCCATAATCTGTCTTAGTGAAGAAGAAATACGAGGGTCAGTATGTGGTAAGAAGTTAAGCAGTTTACCATCAAAGTTCTTCTGTGTCAACTCTGTATTGTTATCATCATCAACTATATTACTTTCAGCTGTAGATGCATTTTCATATTCATTTCCATCATTGTCAGCAATCACTTGTGGTTCAGTAGATTGAATTTCAAAAGGTTCATTTGAATCTACATCAAGTCCAACTGCAATATCATCTTCTCTACCTTTGATAATCTCTCTTGCTCTTGTCTCATTCATTCCAGTACCAGTAACACCAAATGCAGTTTCCGCTGTGGATACTGGGTTAGGGTCAACTTCTGGAGCAGGAGTTGGGTCTGCAAGTTCTGTCGCACCAGTGTCACCAATAAAGACAGTACCAGAACCAGTTTCAATAACATCAGTTCCAGCAGCATTAACATCAAAGTGTGAACCACCACCAGCATCACCAGTATCAGCAGTATCACCTTTACGAGCTGCATTTTGAGTTGCGCCTGGTTGGTTAATCTTAATTGTTGAATCTGACTCAATAGATATTGCTTCAGTAACATCTAAATCATATTCACCAGTAATAGAAGTTTGTTGACCTTCTGCAAATGTTTCCGTAACTTTCTTTGTTACACTTTCATTCTTGGTATCTTCATAAACTTCAACGACTGCTTTCTTTACATTCTCTGTCTTGGTATCTTCATATATTTCTGTGACTGAACCCTTGACTGTTTCTGAAAGTTTACCACCAACATTGATAGTCATATCTTTATCAACATTAAGAGTATAGTTACCTTTAATATTAGTATTACAATTAGAATCTACTGTAAGATTACAAGTTCCTTTTACATATGCGTATCTAGAACCAGCGATAATTTCATATCCATCACCAACAATTTTTAAAACCTTATTACCACCATCATCAATTTCATAGTAAGAACCACTTCTATGTCTTTCATGAATTCTTGTACGGTATTTTGTATCATCAAATTCACGAATGTGTCCACTCTCTGTTTCATAAACATGATTGTATGGGTAGACTGCTTCGTAAGGACTTTCTGGTTCTGCCCATTGTTCTCCATCAGCAGTTCCAATGTTTGAAAATATTTCTTCTTTTCTTGTTTCTGCAAGGTAGTCTGCGCCAGTAGAACGTCTATTCATATCTGACTCATTAATTCTTATTGGGTAAGGCCCATATACTGCTTTGTCTTCAGTTCTTGGGTCATGGAATCCAAAGTCTGGATTACCGAATTGAGAAGGTTTCCCAGGCAGTGTTCCCATAATTACTGGTTCTTGTAATGTGTCTGGGTCACGAAAGAAACCTATAACCCAACTACCCTCAACTAAGAAAGGTGGAGTTTGACCCAAACCATTCATTGATGAAGTAGTGGTAGGCATCATTACCCATGCCCACGGCAAGTCTTCCGTAGGTATTTTTGTTTTATTATCTGTATGGTATCCTACTGCACGAACACGAACACGACCTAACTTTGTTGGGTCTTGTCTATCTTCAACAACACCAGTGAACCATATAAATCCGTCTTGACCTTGAAAATTTTCCATGTGATTATTTAGTGCGACAAATAAAAAAAGAGAGAACGAAAGTTCTCTCTTTCCCAATCCGAAGATTGTTCTCCTTTGTTGTGTACCACCCTTGTCTAATCCGAATCTTATTCAGCAATCAAGTACGCACCGAAGTTGGGATATGCGTAGTGGAGTTTTTATTTAAAGACGAAAACCCACCAAGAAAATTAGTCTCGCAATTTCAGTTTTGTTTAAAGTCAAAAACTGGGGGCAACCCTCAAAAGGACTATTCTTATTTATTCCATGTTTCAGATAGTTTCATTGCACTATGTTTTATCATGTTAGTATACACTATATCATAACCAGTTCCTGCTGTCAAGGATTCTTTTTTAACTAAATGTTTATGCATATGTGTAAGTCCATCTAACTTATCTAAAAGAGTTTTACACATATGGTCAAACTCTGTATCTTGAATTAAATTAATATTCTTTTCATAATATAGATATGAGAACATTAAATAATATGG